TCTATATACAACTCACCTAATATTATTGAACTTAATTTAACTAATAAAGGAGAAAGCAAATGAGTAACCATAAATTGCCAAAAGATTTTCCAAAAAAGAGAGATGAGAAAACAAGAGTTATATCATGCAGAGTTAGTAATCAACTATATGAGAAATGGGAAAAACTACAATTCAAAAGTTCTGATGGAAAAGTAAATAACAGTGAGCTTTTGGAATACATGATTGAAACTTTGTATAAAGAAGTTTTTGAAGAAAAAAATAGCAGTTAAGGTAGAAGAGGTGGACGCATATTTTGAGAACGAATATACAGGAGCGCCCACCAAGTTCTAGTTTAACTCAAAGATGGCTTCGAGGAAGTTTTTTCTGGTACCTTTGGAATAGGTATTTCTTCCTTATCAGCCATTTCGTAACCTAGTATCTTATTTTTATAGCTAGGTTTCTCCTCGTCATTTTTGTCAACGTAAGTACCGTCTTCGTATTTTTCGAGGGTCACTTTCAAAATAGATCCTTTCAGATCTTCTATGTTGTTAGGGTAAGCTTTTAGCCCCAACTTCTTACAAAGTATGGAAAGATTACGTCTAGCAATCTCCTGAACTTCATCTTTCGGGTGCCAGAGATTAAAGTATTCTCTGTGATCCCTGTAGTTTCCGCCGTCAATCTGAAACGTTATGACAGACATTTTATTGCCCGCCTTTGACGTTGTGTTTTCAGCTTCTACAATGACTGCTTCGTAATCGCCCGAAGGTGCAGTCAAAGTACCGGCAGCACTCTCGGACATTATTTGATCGCCGTCTTCAAAAAAGTCCATTCCATCAAAATCATTCATCAGCACCTCCTATTTCTTGTGTTTTACTTTGATTTTGTATTTTGTCAATAATGTTGGTTATGTTCGGTACCTCAAAGTCTTCAAGAGCGTTACTTCTATCCTTAGCAACGTAGTTCTGACCAGGTTTAGTTTGCAACCAAGAATTGCTTACGGTTTGACCGTCTTCGTTAGTCTCTTCTACCGATCTAATAGCAAACACTTCATCAAAAAAGTAAGGTATTTGTTGGCCTAGCTGCTGTCCCACAAGGGCAGGCTCAAACATCCAAGCACCATCATTATTAGATTTTTTTAGTTTGCAAAGAAACAAAACGTGCATTTTTAAATCTCTATACGCTCTTAACAACTTAGTCATGCTTTCATTTACATTACCGTATGCTGCTCTAGCGTCTTTATTACGTCTCTTTTCTTCAGCTAACATAATTTCAGCTATTTCAGATACTGAATCTAAAACAACCGTATCAAATTCTAGTTCTCCTGCTTCAAGTTTTTTCCTAGCGTCCTCTACATCTTGAATACTTTGTACGTTCAAAACCTTAACTACTTCTGCGTTTCTAGTTGGATCATTCTCCCAATCTCTGATTGAAAGTAATCCAGCCTCTGCATTAAGTATTAAGACTTTGCCAGGACAAGTTATTGAGGTCCTAGTTTTACCGTTGCCGGTGTCCCCATAAATTAATATTTTCAACCCCTGATCCAGTATGGTATCAAAGGGATCCATAAGTACATTTTCAGCCATATTATTATCCTCTAATATTTATAAAATTGCTTTATTGTAATTTATAGATTACCATAAGTAAATAACTATTTTTCGGAGGAGTAACTTGGAAGCAAATAATAATGTAGAATGGTTAGCTAATTATTATTTTAGGACTAAACAATTAGCAACATTAGAACTTAAAACATTAGAGAAAAAAAATATAACACCAAAGATAAGAGACAGGAAAGTGGAACGCTATACATTACCACAATACATAAAATTTTTAGGACACGCTAAGGCAGCCGAATTATTTAATTGTTCTGTTTCTACCATAAAAGCCTGGAGATATGGATATCGTTTGCCATCAATACCGCAAGCAAAAAATATAATCAGAGCAACAGAAGGTCGGTTAGATTTTGAATCTATTTACGGTAATTTAAAGGACATAATTGAAAATACAGAATAAATGTTTCAGCTTAAGTTTTCAGAGAATGATTCTTCTCTTGATCTTGCTTTAGGCTATTATGATGAAGGCTACAACGTAGTCCCTTTACAACGTTCAAATAAAAAACCGCCTCCTTTCTTGAAAGGGTGGGATCAATATAAGAAGAAAAGACCAGAACGCAAACTGGTAGAGAAGTGGTTCAAAGACCGCGATAATCTAGTAGTAGCTTTAATGTGTGGTGAATTTATAGTGGTTGACGCTGATTCGCCAGAAGCTATGACCTGGGTGGAGAAAAACCTACCTGTAACGCCTTACAAGGTCGTTACCGGAAAAGGTATGCACTACTACTACAATAACCCTCAACATTACACTACGTTTGCTACTAGAAGGACCAATGACACGCCTATAGAAAGACTAATAGACATTAGGGGCGAAGGAGGTTTAATTATTGCACCTTGGAACCGCCATGCAAACGGACAGATATACAGACCCCAAACTTTTCCTGATTGGAAAGTCTATGACGTAACTGATCTTCCAGACTTTACAGAAGAAGAGTATTACAAGATAACAGGAGCCACAAAGAACGACGAAAAGCATCAAGCTATTCCTTTTACTTTAGACGGTGTGAACGAAGGTTCGCGTAACGATCAGGCAGCAAGAATGTCAGGTTACTTAATATCTAAAAATTTAAATATGGATTTCATTAAGTTTTTTATGCAGTCTTGGAACAGGCAAAACAGTCCGCCTTTATCACAAAGAGAAATAAACTCTGTTGTTGATAACGTAAAAAGAACACACGATAGAAAAAATAAAAAAGCACCTGCATTTGTGCAAGCTGCTGAGGAAATTAAACAGCCTGTTGATTTATTCAAACCGCCTGGCTTATTAAAAGAAATGTTTGATTTTTGTGAAGATATAGCGCAAGTACCGCAACCAGAGCTATCTTTGATTGGATCTTTAGCTTTAGCATCTGTTGCTTGTGGCAGACTTTACCGTACTGATATGAACAATTTTTCTTCGCTTTACTTTATGGGTATTGCTAAATCAGGCCAGGGTAAAGAAAACATCAAAACTTTTATAGAGTCAGTCCTTAATTCATCTAGCCATGCATCTCTAGTAGTGGGTGACGGATACACTTCTAGTGGGGCAGTACACTCTATATTGCGTCTGAGACCCACACAAATCACGATTATGGACGAGTTTGGTAAGCGCTTGGAGGCTATAAGCAGTCAGCAAAACTTTAACCGAGAGGACGGTATACAGACGCTTATGGAGGCTTGGGGCAGATGTCACGGTGTTCTAAGGCCTGATAATTACTCTTTGATGAGTATTCCAGATCAATATAAAGAACAAAGCATCAACCGTCTTACTTATAAGCCTGCAATTACCTTAGTTGGATTATCTGTACCAAAAAACTTTTACAAAGCATTAAATAGCGGAAGAATACAAGACGGTTTCCTTAACAGATTTTTAGTTGTGGAATCAACAGAACCTAGAAGAGTGGGTAGTCTCAAAAAGTTTAAAAAGGCACCAAGTAACTTAATTGATTGGGTCAACTATGTGCGTAGACCAAGAACCAATTTAGGTGATCTACAAAGAGATAATGCAGAGTTTGATTTACAACAAACCGTCTTGAAGTTTGATAAAGAGTCACAAAGTCTATTGCAGGATTTTGCTGCTGAGATAGTCAAAAAACAGGACGTGCTTGAAAAAGATAATCTAGAACCTTTACTATCTAGATCAAGAGAAAAGGCTATGCGTCTTTCATTATCTGCAACCTTAGCCACCCATATAGATTCAGAAACAATACCAGGAGACATTACTAAATGGTGTATAGATTTTGTTAGATATTATGATTCTTTGTTTATTGAAGCATGCAGAGACAAGGTAGCTTCTTCAGCTACAGAGTCAAAGATTAAACAGGTGCTGTCTTACATAAGGTCTAGAGGAGAAGAAGGCATATCAAAAAGAGACGTTGATAGGCACGAACTGTTTAGAAGTATGAAGTCATACGAAGTCAAAGAGATTATAGAACGACTCAAGAATTCAAGAGAGATACAGGAGACAGAGGTAAAAGTAGGCGGCAAAGGCAGACCAACAAAAAGATTTGTTGCTGTAGATCCTACTTTCTTTGAAGAATAATGAAGATAGATAAAAAAGCTCTACACGAAGCGACTGTAGATACGACCTTAGCTTTACCTATCAATTGGTTTTTATCTTTTTTTGTTTTACAAATTTTATTGTGGTTGGATTTCCAATCAGCATTTTTTCTTTCACTTATACAGGTAATTGTTTTAACAATATTTTCAGTAATCAGAAAGTATCTTATTAGAGTTAATTTTAAAAGGAGAGCTTATGAAAACACCAAGCTTAGAAACCAGAGACGATCAAAAGCGTGAGGAACGCGTAGCCGGATTTTTAGAAGGACTATGGGGGGTAAGTTGTCATAAACTGCCTACAAATTATTCAATAGACTTTTGGATAGAGTCTGCAGAAAAAAGTTATTGGTGCGAGGTAAAATGCAGGAGTTTTGCAGCAACTAAGTACGATACTTTTATACTATCAGGTAACAAACTGCGTAAAGGTGCTTCTTACGCCGTTAGCACGAATATACCGTTCATAATTGTTTATGCTATGACGGACAGCGTTTGGTATCATCAATGGGTCCCAGAGCACGTTTATGACGTCAGAATGAACGTAAATGAGACCCCTACTTACGAAGAAGATAATGAACCGTACATTCACATACCAAAAAGCATGATGACGTGCTTATCAGATAAACCGCTTGGTATGGATAGAAACGAAATAGGATTGCTTTAA